AAGGCATGAATACTTTGATGGAACAAATGGAGAACTTAGACACTTGTAAGAAGAATACGCTAGAGATGGCAATAGGTAATATGCAACAGTATTACTCTGTAGAGAAGATACAAAGAATTATCGGTTCAGAGTTTGAATCAGTTGAACCTGAAGAACAAGCAGAAGTGAACCAAATTATCAACAAATTTTTAACGAACTTTTCGAACATGGAGTTTGATGTGGTCTTAGATCAAGGTCAAAATACTCCTACGATGAGAGCGTTAATGGCGAACCAAGTTGGGGAATTAGTTCGTAATGGATATGCTAGCTTATTTCCATTATTCGTAGAACTATCCGACATGGAAGCCTCCGATGAGATACTGGAGAAGTTTGAGCAGGAAAGACAAGCTCAAATCCAGTCACAACAACAACCAAAACCCCCACAAATGAGTGGAGAAGGAGTAATGTCAAATGAATGAATCTGAGTTTCAATATATTGATAAGGAAAAAGAACTATCTGGTGAAGAGTATGATGAAAGTTCTCCTGTAAATGAAGAAGCTGAGGTTGAAGCAGAATCAACCGAGACCCCAGAATCAGAAGAGCAAAAGTTACAAGTAGGCGACAATCAATTTGATTCCGTTGAAGAGCTTTTGAAGTTTGCTGAAGAAAGGGATAAGTCTTATACTAACTTACAAAGCCTAAACGGCAGACAGACCAATGAACTTGGTGATCTGCGCAAGATGGTAGAAGAACTACAGACTTCTATGCAGCCTCAACCTGAGCCTGAAGTAGAACCTGAGTTCGATGAATACGATCCTGCAAAGCAGAAAGAGTACATTGAGTTTATGGCTGCTAAAAAAGCACAGGATATAATCGAACAGCGTTTTCAAGCTGAAGAAGCAAAGAAAGCTGAGACAGAGTATAATAGTGCTATGGATGCTATGATGAATGATTTTATTGAAGCACATCCAGAGTTAGGTCAAGATCAGTTAGCGAAGATAGCTGCATTTGGCGATGAAAGAGGCATCACTTTTATAGAGGATGCTTATAATGTTTGGAACATCCAGAATCAACAACCTATTACGGATGCACCGAACTCACAGGTAGATAAAGCACAGAAAGCAACGGAAGCAACAAAGATACCGACCACACTGTCTAATGTTAGTACAGGAAACGAGTCGGACACGGACTACGATAGTCTAACACCAGAGCAATGGGCAAAGTTACCAAGTGATGTTCGTAGGAAAGCCTTAATGGATGTGACTACTGGATATTAAATAATAGGAGTCAGAAATGGCAGCAGATTGGGCATCAGGCCTAGAGGTCTCTCGGTGGGCGAAAGAACTCCAGGTCGAAGTCGGTAAAGAAATCTATTTTAGTAAATTCATGGGCGAAGGGCCAGGAAGTGCAATTCATGTAAAGCAAGTAGAAGAAGGTGTAGGTAAAGATGTTACCTTTGGTCTTGTTACTCAGCTTGCAGGTTCTGCAATTACTGGTGATTCAGCATTAGAAGGTAATGAGCAAAACTTAGCTACCTATTCTAATACAGTATCTCTTAATCAAAAGAGATTAGCTGTAAGAGATACGGGTAAATTTGAGAACAGTAAAGTGCTTTACGATTTCAGAAGCACTGCTCTTGATCTTCTTAAGCAACAGTATGCAGAGCTAATTGATGCTGATATTTTTTCAGCATTAACTCAGACAGGAGCTAACCACGCTTACTACAGTGCGCAAGCAGGTGGATATTCACAAGGTGGAACAGATCCTGAAGCTGCATTAACTT